GACTTTGTGTTCGGGAAATGAACAACCGTTCATATTGCATACGGAGAAATATTCTCAACATATGCGCCGTGAGAAGCTATTAGCTAATCAGGGCAGAGGCAGGGCTTCGGTCTCGGTTGGTGGTATTGGTATTCGTATTCAGGAAGCTACTAGGGGCGGGCGTGGATTCCCTAAGAGGCACCCGCCCCGTTCGCTTGTGTCGTTCAGTGTCCTAACGACTAGCCCCAAATCTGACACTAAGCTTCCGGCTGCTTATGGGGTTAATTCTTTGTACCTTAGTTAGTCGGAGGGGTCAAGCGAAATTTTTCAAAGCGCCAATAGTATCATTAACGCTAGACGCGCGCCAAGGAAAGCGATTAGCCACCCCAATCAAACCGGCACGCGCACTTGCTACAGAAACAAATTCAATAGGCATTTCCCACCCATCGCGCGACCTCAAACGAACCCTAACGGCGTCTGGATTAAACCCGATACGTTCTATCCAAACTTTGGCGTTAAACACCATTACTTGATTTTCTTTAGCCGCTCGCTTCATAATCCATTTCCCCGTTTCGATAATCCACAATACAATACGCCTTCCTAGCTGTCAACTAGGAAGGCGTATATTTGTAAAATTATTTTCCATACACACTGTCAGCGGGACGCCACCATTTTTCGATTACAAGCCCGTTGACTGTGTAAATTGCGACAAGATACCACATTACACAATTTTCCTATTAGGAGCCGCATTAGCCTTAGCGTTCGCAACGGTAACAGCTTCTTCTTTCGTTGTGTATCCACGAATGAATTTCCCGTTACCGTTCTTAGCTACACGCCTTAGATTGAACCGGCTAGAGCCGGATGATTGATAAACCTCAAACGTTCCCCCTTGCCCAGTAGCCTTGTGTATAACGTTCACGTTGTTACGACCTTTAAATCAGCAACCCTAAACGTCAGACGCGTTCCGCTTAGAGGTCCGTTCCATTGAATAACCCACGCCTCGTTGTCGTCTATACACAGTACTTTGAAAATTCGCTTGCCGTCGTTTGTGACAAAATCACCGATATTCATATCAATATCATCCCCATTTCATGCTCACCCGTTTCAGGGTTGAACGACACCAAATCAGGAACGCGACGCCAAAACATATCGTTGAAAGGTTTCACTCCCTCTTTGGGTCTCGTCACCCCTAACGGCAACAGTGACACCGACCGCAAGAGGTTTGCTTTATGTTCGGCCCAGGTTTTCACGCTTTGGTCCTTTTAAACAAAAGATGAGGGCCACTAGCGAGCGCGACAGAACAAACAACTTCCCACCCGTCTTCACCAAGTGGGTCTAAACGATACTCGAAATCGCTAGTATTTATAAAAAGCAAATAATATTCCCACCTCATAACCTAAACCTTTCCCTCTCATTGTGTTCCGCGCCATTATGCTGATCGCGCAAATGCCTTTTGATACCCCGTTCCGTCGCGAACTTCGGCGCATCTTCCTCATACCCCAAAGCCGCCACACATCGTTTGCAGACGATATAAAATCGCTCAAACTTCCGTTGCATGAATTCAGTTTGCGGCATCATCGGGAATTCCGATTACAACGCGGCATCCGTTCATAATGCTTTTCGCCCACGCTTCTTGCGAATAGGTAGCGACGCGAAAAAACGCTTGCTCATAGGCCGTTATATGATCGCCGATTATTTCACTTTCGAGCGTTTGAATAACAACCCCATTAGCCCCGTGCAGCGAGGCGACAATCCGGCGGTTCAACGCTGGCCTCCATAACGCCTAGTGCGTTCTTTCATAGGAATATTGCGAAGCGTACCCGGACCCCGATAGCGTTTATTATCTGGACCATCGCCGCGCGTTAGACTTGTCGCATTAGCCATAGAAGCCGGGAAAAGTGCCGATTGGTTTCTGTACCAATCTTTTTGTGTGGCGTTATCCATTATGCAGGTTCCTCATCCATCTACAGGCTTAAATTCGCCTTCAATCGTTCTACCAGATTTTTCGCGTTCCACAACAATTATTTTTGATTTAGCCACCACATAAATTACGTCGTCTAGACGTATCAGGATAGCGCATCCGAGAACGAAAAAGATTAGCGCGATAACGTGAAAATCGCGGCTCACTTTTTGTACCTCTTATACAGGTAGTATCCGACGCCAGCGAGGGCGGCGATGATGAGCAGAACGCCAGCGGGTTTTAGAGCGCCTCCGCTCGACCCACTGAATGTGAAATTAGGGAGGTTTAGCCCTACGCCACCAATAGCGGCGAACGGCGACCAGCCCAGTGCAGGGGCAACAATATCTGCTCCGTCAACGTCGCTAGCCTCACCGGGCCAAACTTGAGGCTCGCCGTCATTTTTTCCAGCGTCGCCAGTATCCGTAACAGTACCGCCACCGTTCCCCGGTCGGTCGGGAATAATTACGTCATCCCCGATAGTATCCATATCATTGATCGGCATTAGCCAGTCCTCCGAATATTTCTCGTTATAAAGTCAACGTCGCCGTTAAGTTTGAACTTCGGCACTGGGCTAGCGTACTCCACAACCTCCCCCTTAGCAACGCGCTCAATTTCGGATGCTGTAAGCTTTACGCCCTTGGACGCCTTCTTAACTTCCTCCCCGTCTTTGAATATAGCATAGAGTTTCTTACCAGCTATACAGACGGTATCGCCCTCCGCTTCAATATCCCAAGCGCCAAGCTCTTTAGGGTGAATATTGATAGTATCAGATGGCGCTAAATCTTCGCAGATAATACTATCAGTATCACAATAAATAGGCCACTTTGCGGCACGGATACCGCGAAGTAAGTCAGCGCGAGCGGCTGACGTGATACTAGCCGCCGTAGCGACATTAAAGAAACTGGAACCCCTAAGTTTTTGCGGTTGCGCATAAATATACTTACCCTCCCTTGTCGTATGTAGATACCACCCGTGCGGACTATGTGACCCGCTGTCACAAGAAACGCACGGCTCTTTATTCAAATGTTTCTTAAGTCTGTCATGACACGGCTCACAAAATACAGGCGTCGGAATAGCATCGGGGTCAAACAGCCAGTTTTCGTACTTGCGCGGGTCTTGAGCAAACTTGCCGTAAGGCGAATTGAGATTGAGTTTTTCTAGAATAACTCCCGCGTCATCTTTGGCCGTTCGCGCCGCATCTCGCTTTGCGTAACCGTCGTCAACGAATAGCGCAAAATCCGCTTCTGTCTCGAAGTATATAGAGTAATAAGTATGCAGGATTTTAAGCGTACCCGTTTCTAAGCCCGCCTTTATTTCGTGTATGCAAGCAAAAAAGTCATGCGTACCGATAGGAAAGTCTAGCCCCTTGTCCTCTTTGCGTATTGGCAACGCGCCAAGTGACCAAGCGCGTATTTTCGCAAAGTGGGTGCGGGACGTTATCTTAGGTTCATACTTCGGCGTATCGCTTATGGGGTGCTTATACCGTTTCATTACATTAGGGTACGAACTGTTAATATCGTACACCCTGAAGTTTCCCTTAAGAATACCTGTCGCAAAACACTGATTACGTCCGCCAAAGTAAAAGGGTCTAAGTTCGGTATCCAGATGCTCGGGAAGGGTCTCAAACCCATGATAGGAGCGTAGCTTATTCAGCGACGCGGACGCCATTGTAAGACGGTCTCCAAACCTCTCGTACCAACGGACAACCAGTTCTCCTAACGATGTACAATCGCGTTTCTGATAGTGAAGTATTTCTGTTTTGAAAAACTCTCTAACAGGCATGACTTTACGCGAGGCGAGGCAAGTAACCTCCCACGTTTGCATTTTGTCATAGTCGAATTTTATTTTGTCATATGCCGCAAGCGGTATCGGCATCATAGCATAACTGTCACGGAATTCTTGTCCGCCCGCCATTACCCTAACAAGCCGCCCGTTTATAATGAACGGCTTGTGTCCGGCATCAAAATAATCTGTTATGAAATAGGCGTCAAAATTACCGAAGTTATGCGCCAGTATAAGCAACTCTTCCTCCGCATAATTAGCGGCTAGAAAATCAAAGAATTGCTTACAACAATCATCGCCCCAAAAATCAAAATATTCGCCAGTATCAGGAAAATGGAGGCCACAAGTAAACGGCTTCACAACTAGGTTGTGATCGAAAGGGTCCGTCTCTGTGTCCCAAATCGCAATACGTTTCTTGACTGGTTTGTAGACGTAAGGAACCGGCTCTATTGGTATAGTAAGCGGAACCCGACGCGGTGCAGCGCGGCGGATAATTTGCATTACTTAGGCTTCCTATTCTGATAAGACGCCGCCGCTCTAGCGCGAGCCTTGGCTTTATATTCCTCATGCGTCTTAGGGTCACTGGCGATTTTCTCGCGCCTGTCAGCGGCTTTTCTAGCCATTCTGGCGCGAATACGGTTTGCCCTATTTTCATCCATTGTCGCCAGCTTTTCAGCTAGGGATTTTCTTTGATAGCTACGTCCCTCGCCTCTTGCGCGGGCGGCCTTCTTTTGCTTCTCACGAACTGTACGGCCACGAATATTGTAATCAATATCGTGAGGATGCAGACGAAAGAGTGAAAGGTTATCAAATTCATCCCGCAAATCTTCCGTCTTTAATGATCCGTTCGGCGCAAATATTGACTTATAATGTTTCAAATACTCAAGCAGGTCCGCGCTATCGCGAAAGGCCCGGTAGCTCTCGTTCCCGAAGAACTTAAAAGCAAATTGTTCGTGCGGCATTTTGAATGTATCAATGCCGGTTTCCAGTTGCTCAACTAGACCATACATATCCATTACAGTATGCGGTAAAACAACCTCTTCCATAAAGCCGCCCTTTACTGGCTTTATTCCGGTAACTATTCCACTTGTAATGCGCTTTTTAAATTCAGTGTTGCGCGGTCCAATAACTCTACTATTGGCCACCTGATAGCCGCGCTCTTTGGCGGCTTGCAGCGTCTTTTTATCGACCTTGACGCCAATATAATTTAGTGCCGCAACGTGCTGAAACTCTCTAACCTTGGCCAATACTCCACGACTAACGTATTTACCGCTGTGAAGCTTGGCTTGCTTAGAAAGAATACCGGCCTTTTTAAGTAGTTTGGCGGCATCTATTACGGATTTATCCCGTTGCGATGCGCTAATTCTTGCTTTAGGCTTCGCCATACTTGCCCCATTCTGTGCAGGTTAGAGGGCAAGGGGAGCGCGCAAGCGTTCCAGCGCGAGGGCAAAAACCCCTCGCGCTACCTGACAAGATTTTGAAATTATTTGGCATTTTAACCCCGCTCGACTTGCCAAGCTTACGGTAAAGCCAAGTCATTGGCAAGGCCGGTTCCAGCCTCGCCGTACTTTCTTTTCTCAAATATAAGGTCAAATACTTTGGACCCGATTACAATTAACGCGCTACTGCAAACGGGGCGACTGACTGAAATTGACTCTAAAACGGGTAAAGTATTCAGCAGCTTTAATCTCGATTTTGCGGCGGCTGCTAACTACATTATCGACTTTTCTGTGCAATCGCAGGGCCAAACATTTGGCGCCTGTAAATCTATGTTTCTCGACAATAGCAGCAACCCTACAGAGGTTGAAGTTTTGGTGCAGGGGACTGACCAGTTCTTTGTCATTCCTGCTAATTCTATTGGGTACTATCAGATTGACGCTACAGCGGCGTCACGCATTAATCTTGTCACAGATGGCGGGGCCACTGACAAGGTAACAGTGACGTTCTACAACTGGGAACGCGCGCCTGTTGTTTGGTACAAGTTCGGCACCTTCAATAGTGACAAACCCGTTATGACTTACGGGACTATGGAGGAAGGCGATATAGTGTCCGCGCAAGGGTTTAATGACCCTATCTATATGGGCGGGATTGATCGTAATACTGGACAGTTTCACGGGCTTCTAGTTGATAGCGATGGAAGGCTTTCTATTAGCGCCATTGTCACTGGACCCGTTTACGGTGCCAACCCCATAGGGGCGGTTCCCGCATTTGACCCCGTTTATGTGTCGGGTATTGATGAAACGGGCGACGCTGCTGATTTTGTTATTGAAAGCGTAGGTGGTCACCTTCGCGTTGTAGACGCGGCGGCTAATACTAAACTCGCGACGTTGGTAGAGAATACAGACAAGGGCGTAACCGGTACTCAATCAAGCGTGGCTGGAGCGGCGGTTGACACTGTTATTCTAGCCGCTAACGCCGCTCGTCAGGCCGCAACGGTTTATAATGACAGTACGGCGGTTCTGTATTTGCTTTTGTCTAATGCCGTATCGTCTGCAACTGTGAATACAGTTCAACTTCAATCCGGGGACTATTATGAAGTCCCAGCCAAATATACCGGAATTATTAAAGGTATCTGGGCCAGCGCAACGGGCGCTGCCCGTGTAACGGAAATTGTCTAATGCTCGTTAAACAACAACTGCCGATTACGGCCAAGGCCCTGCTAATCGACACGCGCGCTAAAGCAACGACGATGGCAATAGCCGCCGTTATTGATACAGTGCAAACCGGCGGCTATGCGACTATTTCAGACAATGGGGGCGCTACTTATAAGCGGGTTGGCGCGGAGCCTGCTCATATTGGCAAGTTTCAGGACGCTTCGGGCGCTTGGTTTGAAATTGTAGATAAGATTACTAACAGCGCACAATTTGGCGTCACGACCGCCGATAACGGCGCACAACTTAATTTGTATTTGGACTATATTACTCGCGTCGGCGGTACTCATTACTGGTTGCCCGGTTCCTATACTCACACGGTGCAAACAGAAATTGACTTGGCCTACCCTAACGAACTTCTGCTGATCTGTGATGGCGTTACGCAAATCACAACGGGCGCGATTGGCGGGCTTTACGCTCACGGTAAGTACACGCCTTACAGAAAAACTATTCGCGGTCTCACTCGCGATTGTTGGCTTGACGCGGCGGCGACGTTTGGAACCAAACAAGCGAATACCGATCATCTTTGGTATGAGGCTTGTACTTGGATTTTCGGTAATAATGATGCCGCGTTTGTCCCTCACCAAATGCGCCAGACTGATACCGAAGATACTAATACGGCGTGTTTCTGGACCTCGTTTCCGCATTGTGGTTTCCGCTTCCTTAGCAGCACTCACAGCGGTTCCCCTACAGTAAAGCCGCAATGTGCTATTAGACTTTATGGGGCGCAAAACGCTACTATTGTCAACCTGACAAATATTAGCGGCGTGGCGGATGGCGTAATTATTGGACACGAAACCGGAATAGCCAAGGTTTTGGCTAATGGCGTCTTTGTCAATAATACATGGTTTGAGACGTTAGATAACGCTGGCGTAAGGGTCGAGTGTGTAGCGGGTCATACGCCGCCAACGGGTCTAGTTATCGGTCCAAATCGTTATGAGGATATGGACTATATTCTAGATATTGACGACTGCGACACTAACGGGACTTCTCCGCCACAAATCACCGTTGGCTATAGCGTCCCCGGAACCTTTACCAACTATATCAAGAACGCCAATAATCTAGATTTCGCGCTTCAGGCTACAGACGTTGGCGCGGACAACACGCAACCTAACTGGTTTAGAAACTATCTGGGCCACGTTTTCTATAACGCCAATAACGCTGAAGATACCCTCACCGTATATAGTGCGGGCGTTAACAGTGGTCTAGCATTTAAGAACAACGGGAATAACAAACTAGCTTGGATGCGTTTCCTTGCTACCGGTGTATTTGAGATTGCCGGTAACTGGGCGCTAGGCGTCGGCCTTTTCTTTAACTCTATCGGCGGCCTTAGTGCTACGGCTGTAAGAGCAAAAAACTTTAGGGGAGCGGCCACGCTGGTTACGGGTTCGGTATCTGTCGTATTCGCAACAGCGGAAGACGACGCCAGTTATGATGTGCATTTAACCGCTCAGGGGCCTTGCAATGGTTCGCTTTCAGTAAACGGCAAAATTGGCGCTGGTTTTGATATTGTCAGTACTGACAATACAGATACGGCGTCGGTAGCTTGGTTTATCATTAGACGATAATAGAAAAGGAAACCTGCACAATGAGCGCAATGGAACAAATGGCTCTTTCGGTATTGCAAAAGCTGATACCGAAAGAGACCTTAGACCTATTCACCAAAGAAAACATAGACGGCTTTATTTCATCTGCTAAGGCGTTTAAGGAAACGCTAGAGCAAAACCTAAACTCTATTGCCGACGAACAGACAGCGCAACGCGCTATGCTAGAGGAATTGCTACAAAATGCCGGACATAACAGTAAACGTCAGCCCGGAAGGCGAACCCCTGTCGTCGGCGCTGATACCGGAAACGGAAACGACGGATAACGATGTAGCAATAGCCGCCATTGAAGCACAAACGGCTATTGAGATTAATGCTGCGAATAATGAAACGGCTGTAGAGATTGCCGAAATTCACGCGCAAACCACTGAAACCCTGCACACAGAAAGTAACGAACTATGCTTAAACTCTTTGGAGACGAGAGTACGGGAACTGGAGGAGGAGAACAGACTATTGAGGGAGCAAACCCCGGCTTCCTTACCCCTGACGGAACCGGAAGCGGAGGCGTTGGAAACGATAGCGGAGGAACTGGAAGCGACGAATTCGACGCCAGTATTCACGCAGGAAGAGACAAGCGAAACGCCGACGGAAGCTATAGAAAGAAACGAGGAAGAAAAACCGGAGGTAATAATTCCTCTTCTGGAACTCGAACGAAAGCCCAAAATACAGCTAGTGTAGAAGGCTTAACTCGAATTCTGGCTATTTTACACGTTGGCCTAGCCGCCGCTACTAAAACCCCCGAACTGGCGCTAGACGATAGCGAGGTCGAAAATCTCGCTAAAGCTACGGCTACAGTATTGACGGAATTCGATATTAGACCCGACCCTAAAGTTGAAGCTGTGATCGGGTTGGTTACAGCGGCGGGTTTGATTTATGGACCCCGCGTTTATCTGATTACAGAAAGAAAACGTTTAGAGGCGCAAGAGCGTCAGAAAGAACAACGCTAATGCAAAATGAGGGTGCGGTTCGCGGTCCTACAGAACAGCAGCGCACCCTCATTTTGGGGCGCACCGGTTCGGGAAAATCTCAATTCGCCATTTCTTTGTTGTCAACTCAAAACTGGCATGAAATGCCGTGGGTTATTGTTGACTATAAAGGGGAGGATTTGATTGAGGAAATACTAGAAGCGAACCCCGGCAAAATTAAACTTATAAAGGTTACTGACAACCCGCCAACTAAGCCCGGCCTTTATTATATGAGGCCAACGCCAAAGGTAGACGACGAGGCTATGGAAGCCTTTTTGTGGAAGGTCTGGAAAAAGGGACACCTTGGCCTTTTCTTTGACGAGGGCTATATGGTTCCAGAGAAAGACGCTTTTGACGTTATTATGACGCAGGGGCGCACCCTCTATATTCCGGTTATCTGCCTTTATCAGCGTCCCGCTTGGATGAGTAGATTTGCCGTTGCTCAATCCGATTTTAGGGCGGTATTCGCTCTAGATGACGAGCGAGACGAAAAGACGGCTTCTCAATTCGTAAAGCCCGCTAGAACTAAATCAGGAGAGTTAATAACCGTAAAAACAGAACTTCCTCCTTACTGGTGCTTATGGTACGATGTAGGTCTAGGCAAATCGTCTGTGCTTCGCCCTGCACCGGATAGACAAACGATACTAGACAACTTCAAAAGGCGGCTACGTCCGTCTAAGAAACAAAGGGCAATCATCTAAATGGACGCTGTAGTTCTTACTTGGCGTTGGCAAAATCTTCTGACTATCTGGATTATGATTGTAATTCTGGCGCTGCTAGTCTCGCTCGGGTCACAAATCATGATGCGGAAAGCTGGAAAGGCTGCGTCCGATGCAGCTAGCTAACTTCGGGCCAAATCTAGCTATTCTGAAAAGCCCAAGTAATTGGTTTTTCGTTGCTTTCGCCGTGGCGCTTTTGGCGCTTATTTTTCATGTATATGCTAACAGGAATTCAAACTAATGGCTGGTAAATCCGGTGCACTAAACAACACGGGGATGACCCCGGAGCAACAATCCGCCCAAGCTAACGCGGTTGCTCGCCAGAATATTATTATGACTGGCGTTGAACGTATGCAGCAAATCTATAGCGCGGGTATTAACCCGGCTAACCAAACTATTGTAAATATTGTCCCCCAAAACGTGGGTCTTGTTCGCGGTTTCCTGATTAAAGTACAGGGCACTATCAATAACGGCGGCGCTGGTACGCTTACCCGTACTCAATTCGGCGCTTCTAACGTGCTGCGTAATATTGGCTTTACTGATACAAACAATCAGGTTCGTCACGCTACGCAGGGTTGGCATTTGGGCCTCGTCAATAGCGCAAAGCAGCCGCTTGTTTTCGGCGCTGCTTATGCTCCTAACGTTCCGGTCAACTACGGCAATAATTTTGACGTACAGACGGCGGGAACGACTATTCTCACGACCGCTGACGGCGCGGTTCAATTCTATTACTATCTGCCCTTGTCATACGGTAAATACGATCTTCGCGGCGCTATGTACGCTGGCGTGGTCAACGCCGTGTCGCAACTGTCCCTTGAGATTAACCCGACCCCGTGTGTGAATGCTGGCGTTGACGCCACGCTTGCCGTTTATTCGGGAACTACTCTCTCTGGATGGAAAGCCGCAACGAACGTTACGATTACTGTTTGGCAGGACTATATTGACCAACTTCCTATGCAGGGTGGTCAACCGGTTCTCCCTCAACAGGATATGCAAACGCTCTACCAACTGAATACGACGTCGCTTACTGGCATGGTCGCCAGCCAAGATTTCGGCATTCCGTTTGCTAACTTCCGTAACTTCCTTTCTACGGTTGTCGTATATGACAACGCCGGTACTCTTAACGCCGGTACTGATATTAACTATTTCGCCCTGCAAACGGCGAACTCTTCTAATATCTGGAAGTATGGGCCGGAAGAGGCGGCGTTGTTTGCTAGAACTACGTTCATGGCGGACCCGCCGCTTGGAACGTACTACTTTGATAGCCGCCAAAAGCCGATTTCTACACAACAATGGGGTAACACTCAAATCACTGTGAACCCGTCGGCGGTTACGGCTGGCGCGCAATTCCTTGTTGCTTACGAATACTTCTCGCAAGCCTCGCAAGTTGTGTTCTCCGGTTCGCTTCCCTCGGGCGGAGCCTAACACTAACGGGGAGGGTCTAACGGCCCTCCCATTTAGGATTTACTGGCTATGTTTTGGGAAAATTTTAGCAGCAATCTTACAAAGCCTATGCGAGAGAAAACGTCTATTGGAGATTTGGTTCTCTGGACTATTCTAATCGCTATTGTTGCTTTTGCTTTGTTTGATACGTTGCGAATTCTTAAATCTTGGATTTCATCTTCTTAGAGGTTTTATTATGCGTATTCTTGGCGTTTCCATTGGAACGATTATCCTTATTGTAATCGTTGCCGTTGTCGTCCGTAAGTTTGGGAATTCCATTCCTTTGCTTAAATCGGTGGCTTAAGAATAGTCATGCGCCAGTCAACAGTTATATTCGGAACGCTTTTGTTGGCCTTTGTCGTTTATATAACGGTGCGCGGACAGTTGCCCGCGTATATGGCTCTATTTTCATCTAAATAATGGGGCTGGCGTATGCCTATATTTTTTCTGATTGTTGGCGTTCTACTTATTGTAGTCGCTGTAAACGACAAAATTCCAGAACTAACGGGGCTGGTTAAAGAGGACTTCAAGCCCTCGGGTAATCAGCCCGCGTTTCCCGTCTGGATTGCCGCGATATTTGTTATCGGCTCTCTTGGATATATTAAGTCATTCAAGCCTGTCGCTAACGCCTTTCTTGTCCTGATCGTTATTAGTATGTTGCTAAGTAATGCAGGATTTTTTCAACAATTTACTAGAGCCGTAGAGGGCAAGTAATGAACAACGCACTAGGGCAGGTTGTCACAGTTATTACCGCGATCATTGGTGTGGCTATTCTCGCTACACTGGTCAGTAAGAACGCTCAAACGCCCGCCGTAATCAAATCCGCCGCTGATGGGGTAAGTTCAATGCTCCGCGCTGCTACCGGTCCCGTTACTGGTGGTTTTTCGGGTTACCCCGTTTAAGGAAATACAATGTTCGGTATTCGCTTTAATAAACGACCGGAGATTGACGAACAAAATACAGGGCGGCTCGCGTTTGAGCGCCCGCAAGGTTTGTTTGAAGTTCCGTTTTCGGGCGGAGCCGGTATTATTCCTCTAGGCCAGCTAAACGCTTGCAATCCCGCTGGCGTTATGGTTGGCCCCACGCATCGCCTAGAAAACGGTTTTGTAACCGGGAATATTAGCGGCTCAATGGACCTTTCCCCACTCACTCAACAGGAGGTTTCTCTGGGAACCTTCGCCTCTATTTAGGGTGCATAATGGATATTCTAGCTTATCCAAAGCAGCACCCTTGGATTACGGGAATTATCGTCGTAATCGGGGGTATTGTCTTTATTAGTATTACGGGCGTCTTTAGTGGCGGCGGTTCGTCTAGTGGCGGCGGTGGCGGCGATAGTTTAAGCGATGCCGAAATTGCTGCTCAAGCCCAAATCGCCGCCGCGACCATTGCCGCGCAAGGGCAGGCCGCTCAAGCCGGGGCTGCTCTACAGGCCGCCCAGATCGGGGCGGGCGTTCAACTGAATAGCGACAATCTTTCGGCTCAAGTTGCTATGCGTTCGCTAGACGTAAACCGCGAACTTGGGCTGTCTGAAATTGAAGCCGGGAGGCAAACGAGCCTAGCCGGTATCAACGCCCAAGTTGAGGGCCTTAGAATTCAAACTATGGGCCAGGTTGAAACAAACCGGATTATTGCAAGTGGTCAACAAGCAGCCGCTAGCGCTCAACGCTCTAGTTCCCGCAATAATCTTTTGGGAGGTATCGTCAGCGGTATCTTTGGGCTGTTTTCAGACGAGCGGCTTAAGGAAAACGTGCACCGTATCGGTACGAGCGACGCCGGTTATGGTATTTACGAATTCAATTACAAGGGGGATACACGGCGCTATCGCGGCGTTATCGCTCAAGAGGTTAGGCAATACCGCCCTAATCTTGTGATTGAGGACAAGCGGACGGGTCACTTGAAGGTTTTGCCGCAAGCTATGGCGGCGTAAATGGCCAGATATACAGACTATCAGCAAGCGTTCTACGATAAAGTCTGGGGGCCTATTCAGGAGGTTGCTAGACGTATCGGCGTAGACGCTAGAGTTATATTTGCCCAAGCTGCTCTAGAAAGTAATTGGGGCCGTAGCGAACTAAGCCGCAACGGTAATAATTACTTTGGTATTAAGGCGGTCGGTGACGAGCCGTATATAATCAGGCGAACGCGTGAGGTTATTAACGGCGTTTCGACATATGTTAATGCCAAATTCGTTCAATACTCTAGCGCGCTAGAAAGTATTGAGGGATACGGCGAATTTATCCAACGTAACCCGCGTTATCGTTCCTTTATTAGCGCCGTTGGGCTTGAGGAAGAGTTAGCGGCGTTGCAGCGAAGCGGTTACGCAACCGACCCGCTGTATGCGAATAAACTCCGTTCGGTGATTAATAACATGCCAAGCGGAGGAGATATGCCAAATTTTAATCAGGGGTCTCCGTCAACTGGCGTGGACCCCTTTAACCAAACTTGGGACCGATTAGTTACAGCGGTTCCGGGGCTTGCTCCGCTTAGGGGATTTGGAGACGTGGCCCAAGGCGCTGGCGACGCTGTAGAAAGCGTAACAAATGGTTTCGATTGGGTCAAAAATCTTTTTACAGTCGATACCGCTGTAAAGGTTATTTCTGTCGTCGTAGGTATCGCGTTAGTGGTTATCGCCATTAGCGTTTTAATGAAGTCTGACATTATGTCAGCGCAACCCGCATAAGGAATAAAATGTCTAAATTTTCGAGTTTTCTGCGTCGCCATGCCGGTGAAATTAACGGGCTGGGTTCTGCCCTTCTCACTCTCGCCGCTGGCGTCGCTCTAGCTCCCGGCGAGCGTCGCAAGGTTGAGGAAGCCGCTAGCGCGCTTACAGATGGCGCGGCTAATATCATCGCAGGAATTAACAAGGTCAAAGAACTGGGCGCTCCGACAAATACTCAGGTCAAGAACGCGTTGGCAGAAATTCTGCCCGACCTTTTGGGCGGTCTAGTCGAGGCCGAAGTGCGTAAGCGTCTTGAAAACAAAGACGCCCCGGCTAGCTAATGCGGCTGTCACCTCATTTTACGCTAGCTGAATTGACGGTGACGAATACCGGTCTCCCAAATGTCCCTAGCGGCGTTCGGCGAGACCGGCTATTTTTGCTTGCCGATCGGATGGAAAAAGTGCGTTCCATTCTAGGCGATAACCCCATTAAAATTACGTCTGGGTATCGCGCGCCAGCGGTCAACAAACGAGTTGGCGGCGTTCCGGGTTCTGACCATATGAGCGCGTGGGTTTGTGATTTTCAATGTCCAGAATTCGGAACGCCGTATGAGATTTGCAAAGCTATCATTGCTAGCGGTCTCAAGTTTGACCAACTTATTTGTGAAAAACGGATTTGGGTTCATATCAGCTTCGCGCCGCGTATGCGGGGCCAGGTTTTGACTTTGCTGCCCGGTCAGAAAAAATATTTGGTAGGGTTGCATGAGTGAACGTCACACAATCAAATCTCTGCACGAAAGGCTAACTAAGTTGGAAAGTATCGCTACTGATATTGGTAAAATCAAAACGCTGATTAAATGGATTGGGCCTAGCATTATCGCGGCGCTTATAGCTAACGGTATCGTAGATGAGAAGTGGGCCGGGATTTTGCGGTCGATTTTCCAAAGCTAGAACGCTTAGTGAACAATACTAGAACGTTTTCAAACTCTGACTTTTTGATACCGTGGCAGCCTAGAAGTGACTTTGCGCTGTACGGGGTTTAAATCGGCCTTCCTGTCGATTGTGATTTAGACAAAGAAAACGCCCCGGTGATTGCTCACCGGGGCGTTTCAGTTTGTGCTAAGGTTTGATTACTTCTTAGCGGGAGCCTCGGGAGCCGCCAGTGCGAGAGTGCGCGGAGGCATAGGGAGCGCCTGAATTTGCGCCTTGACTTCCTCAACACCTTGCGAGGTCGAGTTAATCAGGTCGCGTCCGGTGAACACATAGGACGTTGCCGACTTTTCGTCATAGCGGGCATAAACGTCGTAAGCAATACGGACGCCTTGAACCATGTCGTCAACGAAATTAGAAAGAACCGCGTCCGTCAAATAGCCGGGGAGATAAAGAACGGTTCCAGACAAAACCTCGCCGTCAGCGTTAGTGCCCTCGAACTGACCCTGAATACCGAAAGCGGTTTCTCCAGCGCGGTCACCTTCCTTAATCTTGTAAGGCTTCGCGCCCGTGGCGACGCCTACAAAGCGGCAAAGGAAATGATCGCTTTCCTGATCGCCAATACAAAGCTTTTGCAGAACGGGTTTCGTATAGCCCATATCGCCAACGGAAAGCTTGCGGCCAACCTCTTGACCAACGGCCCCGCCAGCGTCAGTAGCAGCCGCCATGCAAGTGGCTACGATACCAAAAGACATAATAGAGCGTTTCATGTGCAGATTACCTTTTTCATGTGCAGAAAAATACCCCGCTTAAGGTGCGGGGCGAACCTGTCCCGTAGGATTATTCGGCGGTGGCTTCTACCGCTTCAACGGCGGCGGCGAGGCTGAAACCGCCCTTAGCCGCCGTACCCGAAGCGGGAGCAAAGCGGCCTTGCAACGTAAGAACTTCTTTTTCCAGCGCCTTGAGGATGGCACCGGTTTGGACCTCGGTATAATCGTAGGTGGCCCGGTTAGAGAGACCGCCGATAGCGGCGATAGCCGTAAGGGCTTTTTCGGTACGGGCCTCGGCGAGACGAACAAAGTTTGCGGCCTTGGCGGCTTGGGCTTCGGCCTTTTTCGCGGCCTTTTGTTCATCGGTGAGTGCGGTCTTAGCCATGTTAGCAGGTTCCTTAGTTTGCGGCGGGTTTGCCGTCTGACCTTTGTAAAGGTTATTTCAGCGGATGCAAGTGACCAGTGTAGCCGATTGGGATTTTCTTTCCGGCTTCAAAGGGGAGGGGCGGTTGTTCGGCAAAAGGGCAATTGTGGTCAGCGATGCTAAAGCCGTCCGTCGTCGGAACTGACTGGCCACAACCTCCGCACATAAGAGCGGGGGTATCGGCGTTGAACTGGAAAGCGTCTGACTTGGCTCTAGCGTCGGCTTCTCTCATTTTGGCATTATGAATTAGATCGTCTAGGCGACGACACCGGCGCTTATAGCGTTCGCCTTGAATAAACATATGTGCACCGCCCGCGATAGCTGCGAACGTCGCGCCGCCTAGCGTTGCGGCGATTGCAATATCAATAATGTCCATTTGAAACCCCTTGTTATCCGTTGCGGATTTTGATAGCGTAACGCATCACAACGGGGAAAGTCAAATCATGTGTGAGCGAATAGGGGCTGGCCAGTATTGCGTTAAGGTATTTTTAGAACAGGATGACGGTTCGCTAAGGGAGCTTGGCGTTACCTATAAATGGACTAAAGAAGAAGCATCGCGAACGTATGCGAAGCAAGACAGAAAAGCCGGTGTCCGCGTAATAATGTATGACCCGACCGGAAAAAGAATTCGGGGCTAGGTCTTGCGCCGATCTGAGAGCCGTGGCATAAGACTAAGGCGACCCCGGATGGCTCGACACCTTCGGAACCCCGCCTTAGCCCTCCCCGGCTAGGCGAGTTTGGGAACCCGCCCGCTGGCCAACGCCTCGGGCGGGTTTTCAGTTTTAGAGATTATTTTGAAAATAATTGTTGACTGGCGGTTTTGATTTTCGTATAAATGATTACCAAAACGGGAGACGGTCGTGGCTCTTCACGCTAAAAACAAATACGGCTTTGCAATGTGCGGGCAGAGCGGGTCACAAGGCGGCGCTGGCGCGATGCTTTGTACGGCTAGCGAATGGAACGCTTCAAAGGAAGATCATCGCTGCGTTAAGTGTCGCGCGAAAATTGCTGAAGCGAAACGTGTTAAAGAACGTCAGAAAAAGTTAATTTAACTCTTGACCCCTCCCGCCAGCTAGGGTACACAGAATTGTCCCGAGACGCTGACTTGGTTCGGCGCGGTGGACACGATAGCGACCGGGGCGCGTTAGAATTAGTGCGCTTAAAGTGGTCTAGGGACCGTTGCAACGGTTAACCCTGTCCCGCCCCTAGTAGCCTCCACCAACCGAGACCGAAGCCCTGCCTCTGCCCTGATTAGCTAATAGCTTCTCACGGCGCATATGTTGAGAATATTTCTCCGTATGCAATATGAACGGTTGTTCATTTCCCGAACACAAAGTC